CTAGTAGAACTAGGTACGCTAGTAAAGAATGAAGATAGAGCAGCACAACGTGTAGGTGCACGTCTAGTTGATGAGTTCTTTGCATCAGACGCAACAAAACAAAGTGATGAAGTTATAGTTAATGTCCTGTATTATCTAACAGATATTCAGGTACGTGACTATGCACTAGGGTTGCTAGACCCATCAACACCAGACAAGTTCAGACCTGCACTATTAGTGCTACTTGAGGCAGCACCAACAGATACTGACTATATCAATGCACCAGCATGCTTGCTTGCTGCACTTGAGTATGAACAAGACAACAAAGAAGATGCATTAATTATGCTATCAAATGCTGATAAAAACTATAGCCTTGCCATGCTATTGACCCGTGTATTTGCAGCAGGCTGGCCAAAGGAAGCCTTCGGTAACATGCGTGCAGAACTACATCCTCAGGTAGTAGCAGGCATCTTCGGAGAGGAAGATAATGACAGCAACAACTAGAAATCGTAGTGCTTGGACACGTGGAGGTACAGCAGTTAATGCTACCTCTGCGTCAGAAGCAGCACGACAAGCAGGTCTTGACTGGGAGGTACAACTTGCACCACTGCAAGCCTATGTTACTAACGCAGTCAGTGACTATGAATCAGTAACAGATTACTATGAGGTACCTAAAAAGCAGGGAGTACTACGCGTTGACGACAACCACACTGGTATCATAGGTGTAGTTGGTGACAAGTATAAGGTAGTACAGAACATGGAAGTATTCTCTGCCCTTGATACACTCGTTGACTCAGGTGATGCACGCTACTCAGCAGCAGGTGAGTACAATAATGGTGCTAACATCTGGATGATTATGGAATTACCTAATGGTGTACAGGTAGCCAATGATCCACACGCTGCATTCCTACTAGTGCAGTCATCACATGATGGCTCATGTGCAGTACGCATTCGTCCTATCATTGAGCGTATCTTCTGCGCTAATCAAATCAATCGTTTGATTACAGGCAAGAAGACCAATGATTATACTTATGTCATGAAGCACACCTCTAATTCAGAGTTGTCTATCACTGACATTCGTAACATCACACAACTTACATACACAGCAATCGAAGAGTATGAAAATATTGCAGCCAATTTATTTGACCGTAAAGTAGATAGCAGTATGGCTAAGCGTATCTTCAAGTCAGTATGGTCACTGCCATCTACAATAGAGGACAAGCCATACTACCTGCTCACACAAGGTGAGCGTAGACAACAAACAATTGCTGTTACTGCACGTGATAAAGCGTGGCAAATATACAGTGAATCAGAAACACAAGAGAACATCAGAGGCACAGCCTTTGGTGTATGGCAAGCAGTTGTTGAGTACGCAGATCATCATGCTACAGGTGGCGACGAACGCCGTGCTGTTGCTACACTAAGCGGACGCAACGATACAGTAAAGACCAAGGCACTCAGCCTTGTACTAGCATAGGAGAGAGACATGAATACAATCCAAGTACTAGACATTGGGTCTGGTAATACAATCAACTATACTGAAGATGAAGTACGTAACTACATACGCAGAGCAAAGGAAGTAGATGCAGTACAACAAATCTCAAGCGAATACAGAGCAGAAGCCCATTCGATTCGTAATAAAGTACGTGACTTCTTCAGTGAGCGTGAATGGTCAGATCGTGAAACAACAGTCAACCTTGACGAGGTTAACGAGTTACTCAACAGTATCGGATCACATGCTATTCAAACCGCATACTCAGGCAGCATTACAATCTCGCTTAGTTTCTGTGATTTAGAAGCAGATAATGTTGATGATGCAATCAGCAAAATTGAAGATGAAATTACTGTAGAATTATATGGTGCTTCAATTACTATTGACCAAGTAAACGTAGATGATATTGAAGAAGACTAATGAGTACACCATACGTACCATACAACGGTACTGCTGGCTGGTCAGGTAGTGACACATCTGAGCAGCGTGCTTTAGATAACCTTTACTCTGGCAGGGAATTAAACAACCAACAGTTAGCGTTAAAGTATTTAAAAAGCAGAGGCGACTATGGTGTTACTTGGAAAGAACTAGCCACAGAAACAGGATGGCATCACGGCACAACAAGTGGCGTGTTGTCAGTACTGCACCAGTCAGGTGCAATAGTACGCACAATTAAAACAAGAAACAAATGTAAGGTATATGTGCATCAAGATTATAAAGATCAAGTAATCTATGAGGTATACAAAAAGAGGGAAAAACTTTGCCCCAACTGTGGGCATGACGTCAATGCATAGTCCGTCAACTATGCTATGATGGGACAACCAGTGGGCGGTAGGTTTTGGCTCTCTCCTTGTCCTACCCCCGCTGGTATCTAATCAAAGGAGAACTATGGCAGAAGTAGAGGTACCTAGAGATAGGTATGGTAGACCAATGATTGTTCCACCTAAAGGTGGGAAACCAGTACCATACACACGCACTACTACAGTTGCAGGATCATTAGATGATGGCACTGCACTAGTAGCATGGAAGTTACGCATGGCAGCAGCAGGACTAACACTGCGACCTGATCTATTACTAGCCGCTAGTGCTATGCGTGATAACAAGTTAGAGATGGACAAGTTAGTTGAAGATGCAATGGAAGCAGCAGGCGCTACGCGTCAGGCTACCATTGGTACTGCTATCCATGCACTAACAGAAAAACATGACAGAGGTGAAGACCTCGGTGTCATACCGCAAGATTATGTTGCAGACATACAAGCATACGCTGATGCTACTAAAGCATTTGAAAATGTAAACATCGAACAGTTCTGTGTGCTAGATAAATTTAAGATTGCTGGCACACCAGATCGTATCGTTAAATACAAAGGCGAGTTGTTTATCTCTGACCTTAAAACAGGCAGCATTAGTTATCCCAACAAGATAGCCATGCAGTTGGCAGTCTATGCCAACGGCTTGCCGTATGATCCTGCTACGGCAACCCGTAGTACATGGGGAGATGTCAACACAGAGAGAGGTATCATTGTCCACCTACCAGCAGGTAGTGGCGAGTGTACCTTGCATTTCGTTGACATTAAAGAAGGCTGGAAGGGTATACAATTAGCAATGAAAGTACGCGCTTTCAGAGATACAAAAAAGAAACTAGTAACATCAATCAAGGAGTAAGTATGCATACAGAAGCACCAATTAGTATCACAGTTAAGTCAGCAGCAGGCTCGCTTGTTACAGTGCGAGCATCATCAGCAGAAGAACTAGATCAAACAGTTGCACTAACACTTGCATCACTAGCATCTGCAACAGCAGAACTAGAAGCAGCAGTGCGTGGTAGCGCACCAGTTAACACAGCAGTACCACCACAGCCAGCAGTTGCAACAGTAGCAGCAGCATTCAATGCTACTGAAGTTGTTACAACTCCAGGTGCAGGTGCCCGTCAATGTCCTCACGGTACAATGACACGCATCCATGGATTGACAGGTAAGTTTGGTCCATACAAGGGACACTTCTGCCCAGCCAAGCAAGGCGATCCAACTAAGTGCACAACTATCTATGTTAAAGCAGGCTCAGCAGAGTTTGCATCATTCATGGCAGATCAAACAAAGGCTTAATATGAAAACGCTTCAAGAAAAATTAGATGAAGCAGCAAAAGCACTTGAACCAATTCTTTGGGAAGCGCTTAACGAAACCGAAAAAAGTATAAATGAAAACACTACGCCGTAGTATTGGCAAGCCAGAAGTGGGAGGGGAGCCATTAGCCCCTCCCTTTCAGGCATTCCAACGAGAGGGAATCATTCTGCGTAGAGCAGAAGTCACTGTCGTAGCAGGTACTCCAGGCGCAGGTAAGTCATCTATTGCATTACATATCGCAGCAAGACTAAAACAACCAACATTATATTTCTCTGCCGATACTAATGCACACACCATGGCTATGCGTTTGCTTGCTATGAAAGCCAAGATCACACAACAAGCATCAGAGTACATGCTTAAGACGGAGCCAGCCAAAGCAGAAGAATACTTGCGAGAGTTCTCTAACTTGTACTGGTCGTTTGAACCCAGCCCCACCCTTAAAGATTTAGATGATGAGGTATCAGCATTTGAAACTATGTGGGGTAGAAGTCCAACGCTTATCGTTGTAGATAATCTTATGGACATAGCCATTGATGGACATGAAGAGTTTGCAGGTATGCGACAGGTTATGAAAGAGTTAAAGTTCTTAGCCCGTGATACCAATGCAGCAGTCCTTGTCTTGCACCATACGCAAGAAGGTGCAAGCGGTTATCCTTGTCAGCCACGCTCTGCCTTGCAGGGTAAGGTGGCACAGATACCAGCAATGGTGTTAACAGTAGGTCAGATGTTGCAAGGACAAGACACATACTTGTGTGTAGCCCCTGTTAAAAATCGTTATGGCAAAGCAGACCCAACTGGTAACACATACTTATCCCTATCATTTGACCCAGCCTCTATGTACTTAGAGGATATAGTCAGAGACTATTCACAACCAGAGATGAAAGTATGAAACAATATAGAATAGAAATAGAACTAGGTGTATTAGGATTTGAGATCGAAGCAGAAGATGAAGACGATGCCTTCGAGATTGCAAAAGAAATAGCACTAGAAGATATAACCTATGATGTATTAGAAAATGCACAAATAAAGATAGAGGAAATCAAAGATGCCCAAGTATAGAGTCACATATTCACAGTATAAAGTAAAAGTTATTCGTGCTTCTTCGCTAGAGATAGCAGAAGAACGTGCAAAGAAAATGCAAACAGGACGTTGGGAACTAACAGAAGTTAGAGACGAACCACAAGAATGAGTAAGTTGTGTCCAGATTGTAATATAAAAATAGTAACTTACGATAAAATATCTGGACTAGAACAATGTGCTAATCGCTATGGTTGTGGATATGGATGGTACGATAATGAGTAGCGCAGCCAAAGCCAAAGGCTCAGGAGCCGAGCGAGATGTAGTCAAGTACCTCAAGCAATGGTTCCCTTATGTAGATAGGCGCTTGGCTGGTGCAACGCTAGACAAAGGTGACATCTCAGGTATACCTGGAGTTACAATTGAAATTAAAAATCATGCCAAGATGGACTTGGCTGGATGGACAGAAGAGTTGATAGTCGAAATGGCTAACGACAAAGCATGGACAGGCGTGGTGTGGCACAAACGCAAGGGTAGGGGAAGTCCTGGCGATTGGTACTGCACCATGCCTGCACATGTATGGGTAGACTTACTAAGGAGAGCACTTGGAGAAGCCAAGCATTGAAGAGTATCTCAACTACATAGGTGCAGACATACCTGCAATGGGTAGTGGATGGCGTAAGATGAAGTGTCCATTCCATCACGACAGTCATGCATCAGCAGCAGTTAACTATGATAAGAACGCCTTTGTCTGCCACGGGTGTGGTGTCAAAGGCGATACTTATTCTCTCATTATGTATAAGGAAGGTGGTGATTACCGTGAGGCTGTCAAGTTCGCAGCGTCAGTTCTTACTTCAGGCAACGCAGAGGTACGCCAGCAAGATAGATCAAGCAAGCGAGTATCTATTAAGCCGTCATCTCTCG